ATTAGTCATCGGATTCGACAGCGCCGAAATACTCAGACAGCTGAAGGCATCCGAAGACTGGGTATAGTTCAAAGCGTTTGTCGATCCATTGCAGTCAGGAACCGTTTTCCAGACACACGTATTTGCCCCGGTGCAATCTAACACTTGATGCGCTGCTGCACCGGTAGCAACGCTGTTTCCATTAATCTTGTTTACCGTTGCCGCATATAAAGATGTGGAAACATCACCGGTCAAGGGGCCAAAGATTGAGGAGAGCGAGACGCCTTGAATATGAGTGGCATCCACAAACTGCGCGATCTGAGTATTTGTCGGGGTGCCTGACGTGGCCACATTTCCGCTTCCTCCTCCGCTTCCTCCGTGATTTCCTGCACTCGCTGTGCTGGCAACTAGGAAGACAGTCGCAGAGCCAGAAGCTACGGTATTCCCGCAGAGCTGGAAGTAGGTCATTCCTGCAACCGAAACGGTGTAACTACCGTTGGCAGTAATCGTCGGTTGCGCGGAAGTAGAACCGGCTGGATAGACCTGGGTGTTGTCCGCTGCCTGCCCTTGGATAATTACCTGCGGCTGGAGCGTTCCGGTCCAAGTCCCCAAGACTTTAATTCCAACCGTTGCAACCCCTCCCTGCGTGTAGATTGCAGCACACTGTGCGCTGGTAATTGAGAATGGCCCAGCATTAGGATATTGGGAAGATTGCCCGAAGGCCGCGAGTGCAAAAGCGAGGCACACGAACAGGGAAAAGAGAAAGCGCCTGAGATGCATTTTGGATTTCTCCTGAGTAGAAAGCTGAAAGGTGGTTAGAGCTACTTCCAAATCCCGCTGTGCGCACTGCGCACATGTCCTAGATCATCTGCACACTGAAGAACTCATACACAATGACCCATCCTGTCTCAGGGTCCGTCATGTCCCTCCCTGAGCCTCCCGCCTGAGCTGATAAAACCGTGCCGTCGGAACCGAAGGAAACATTCGTCTTGCCGTGCAACGCATCGAAAACGGCTCCGAAGATTTGCCGTGCAAGAACGTACTCTTCGACTCCAGCGACAACTTTGATCGTTAGCCGCGGCATGATGTAAGGCGGGATCTCCGGATGCACCGGACCGCCGCTTACAAATATCTGAATGCCTGCCCCTAAATTCGGATCAAAATGTTCCGGTAAATCGCCGCCGCCGTAAATGCTTCCGGCAGCATTCGTTCCTAATAAACTCGTGACGGCCGTAACACCGAGCAGCCACTCCCGCAAAACTTTTATGGGATCAACCAATGAGTTTTTCCCTTATCGCTACTGGAAGTTTTCCAATGTTGTCGTCGAATGCCGGTCCAAGAAACGGCTCCGCTTTCATCTTCCGCGTCCCAAGTTCGACATATCCGCCATGTCCGGACTGAGTAAAGAGCTTTGCGCGCACGCCTTTTCGCACCTGGTGAACCAAGATATCGATCGATTGCTCAGTCCTGCCGGTGGCGTACTTCCCGAAATGCGCATCGCCTTTCGCAGCTTCCTTGATTAACTCGAAAGTCTCCTGAGTGCCATCGAAGATTGCTTGCTTCACCTGCGCGAGCGATTCCTTGGTACGCAAATTAAGCTTCACAATGCTCATGGGTGAATTTCCTCGACAAGCACTTCGAGATGATGAGGAATTCCAGTTGAGTCAATGACAATCGGCTTAATCTGCCAAATGTCGTAATTTTGCGTTCCTACTTGCAGCCAGTGATCGTGAGTCAGGGGATTGCCATCGCCGTCGTACCATGGCCGCATAAATATCTGGCGAAAGTCCCACTCAGCCTTCATCCCCGCTTTGAATTCCTTCGGACGCCCAAGCGCCTGAGATGAGATCCGGCATGGAATATTGCTGGCAACGACCGTGAAAGCAGCCGGCGCCACACCGTAGGAATCAGAAGTACCAACGCCGCGAATCAAAACGCTCGCGAGTGAAACCAGTAAAGCGTCAAACTGATCTCCCATCAGATCACCGGCCGGCGGTACTGATCGATGACTCTCTGCACGCTGTCAGGAAGCGGCATTGCCAAAATTTTGGAGGTCAGAACGCTTACCGGAGTCTGGTTATCGTAATCACCAAGCTTCACGCCGCCTGAAGTCTGATCGAGTCCTTGCATCTGTCCAGTAGCGCGCCTGAAAGCAACCCACTCAATAACGGCTTGCGTGATGGGCGTCGGAACCGGCTCATCTTCTGGCTCATCAATCGGATCATAGCCACCGTTGTATTCGACAATGATGTTCGGCATCCAGGTCCAGGGAATTGCAAAAACCGGATACCAGTGACCGATCAAATAAACCTTCTGCCGATCCTCCGGGTTGCGGGTCGGATCAAACCACCATCCGCTGTCCGTCGTCGGATCCACTACTTCCGGAATCACATTGTCATTAACCGTGACCGAAGCAATGGAATTTACCGGATAGCGGCGCAAGTAAATTTCTTTTCGCGCAGCTCGATAGAGATCAAAGCCATCATTCGCCGCTCTCAAATCGTCTCTCCGAAAAATTGTTTCTGTGTAATCCGCCGCGGGCGTTAATTCTGGCCTTCCGATTTCATTCAAGAAGTCTGCGCTTACTGCTGAGATCAGGCGCTCAAACAAAGGGTCGGAAAGATCATCCGTAATTCCGAGCCATGTTTTCACGTCTGCGAGTAAGCAAAGATCGGCCATTAGGCTCGCTTCTTTTTCGGCATTCTGGAATCTTTCAGCTCACTCGGAAAAGCCGGTTTGGTTTCACTCGGGCCAATCGGTTTTGGCGGTTCGCTTGGTCCGACCGCGTACCCTTCCTTCACTAATTCTTCAGCCAGCTGCGGCGTCAGGTTATAGAACTCGTTCTTGATCAGCTGATCCCTGGTGCGCAGCATTTTGACTCTTGTTCGGTCCATGCATCTCCAAAAAAACAAAAGCGGGACAGTTTTTACGCCGTCCCGCAATACTCAGTTCAGGCTATTAGCTACCGAGAGGGAACCCTCCGTAGATCAAAGCCAGCGGACGGAACACGGTCAACGCCAAACGCTCTTCACAGAGGATGGCAACCAAGTTCCGGATGAAGAAGTCGCTGTGCTCGCGCGATACTTCCACCGTGGCATCGGCTCGATCCCAGATGGCCGCACCCATTCTGAAAGCTCCCACCATGAAGCTTCCATAAGGCATCGCCACCGTGGGAACTACCGGAAGACCCCAGATTTTGTTGTCTTCGACCACGTGGGGATTCGAGAAAACGTAGGTGCCGTTTAGCGCCGATCCAGTTGTTTTGGTCAACTGAATGTTTTCCCAATCGCGTGGATGGATGACAATTCCGTCCGGCTCGAAGAAAGACAACTGCACTTGCGTCATGGCGCGGCGCAAGCTGTCAATCAGCGTGTCGGTTGGGGAATCGTGCGTGGCGTCAAAGGCCGTCGAGTTGGTGATCAGGCCGCTGATATCGTTGCCGATACCATCGCCCTGAAGCAATTGAGTTTCTTCGACCAGCTTGAGGCCGTACAGCAAACGCGCGTTGATGTAGGCTTCGAGTGCCGGCGCATCTTCCAAGATCTGACGCGATGCGGGAATCCAGTGAGCCAAGGTCTGCACGGGCGAATTTGCCAATGCAAAAGTCAGCGTCGATTCCGCTTTCAGGTTTCCTTCGCCCGCTTGCGGCGCCGCGGAATTCACGAAGCCGGTTTCACGGGCATACGCGATCAAGTTGCTCTCCGTAGGAAGCGAGGGCATCAGGTCGCGAATAGTGAGGCGCCGCAAACCGGGCATGATGATGCCGGGTATGCGGAACATCGGGGCCAAGGGCTGATCTAAGCCGACGGCATTGAGGATGTCGTCAGCATCTTTGTGGAAGCTGCCGATTTTCACCTGTCCGGATCGGGTCGCGCCTTTTTGCAAGGCTTTAAAGCCCTCCGACTCGATCAGTATCTTGCCAGCGGTTTTGCGCCCTTGGGTATTGCGCCCTCCACCGGGAGCGGTAAGTTTCTGTTCGATGGCGAGCAAGCGAGCGGACATTTCTTTCCACTCGTTGCCCAGTTTGTCGAGCGCTGATTTGGTTTCAGTCGAAGCCGTGCCGTTCGTCTTCACTTCTTCGGCGTGCTTCTCCATGAACTTTTTCAGTTCGGATTCGATGCTCGTGAGTTTCAAATTCAGTTCTTTTTCGTCCATGTCACTCTCCTCGTAGGATGGATTGAATGCTGTCCATCGCGTGGAGAGCCTCCAGCGCGATGTTGTACTGCGTGGCGACTCCGGGTGCTTTCGCGGCCCGGAGTGCCGAAAGTTGTTCGATGGCTTGCTCAATCAAACTTTTTTGTTCCGCTGAAAGCGGGCCCGAAGCCTGTTTCGCACTGACAATCATCTGGTGCACGGCTTCTTCGAAATCTTTGGCGCATTTCACCGCGGTAACTTGCGCCTTGGGGTTCATCGGAAACGGCGTGAGGCTGTATTCCCACACTTTGATTTCCTTCAGCGTGCGAATACCTTCTTTTTCGCGGCTCCAATCGATCACTACCGGGTCATACCCGATGGAAAGTCCCTTCACGGCTTTTGCCTGCATGAGCGATCGCGCTTCTTTCGCGCGCTGCACGTCCATGATCAGTTGGCCTTCGACTTTCAGCCCTTTGGAGTCTTCCTTCCATGCCGAGTTGACGCCAATAACTTCGTCGGAATTGTGTCCCCAAAGAATCGGTACTGAAGGATTTTCGGCAATGGTTTTTGTGAATGCGCCTGGGGTGATGACGTCGCCGCCCAGATCTTCGTTGTTAAAAACCGCTGCGTACCCGGTGAACAAACCTTCGTTGGTGACGTCTTTGATCTGGATTGTGAAATCTTTAAATATCATTGTTCCGTCTCCTCGTCGTCCTCATCATCCGTAGTGGGCGCGGGTTTTGGTGGAAGCACATTGCGATTGGTTACTGACGCCAGTTTGTCGAGATCGATTAGATTCGATTGCACCGTGAGCTCGTCGCCGCCTTTGATTTCTGGCAAGTTCAATTTGCGGCGCGCTTCGTTCCGCGTCATTACTCCGTTTTGCGTCAGATTCGAGAAATAATTTGCCTGCGCTGTCGAGTCCCCGCGCTGGAGCTCGTCGAGGTCCATCTTGCAGGTAACCCCGGGCTTCGTCGCCAACAGCCGGTGATTGATCGCTTCTTCAATCCGTACCGCGAGCGGTCGGACCGTGTGCTTTGCGAACTGAATGTCAAATTGTTCTGCGCTCGCGTAGGTCGCGGTTTTATCGGTATGCCCAAGCATGTTTAACGGCACGCCATAGATGCCCCCCGCAATTTCCGCCATGCTTAATTGCCGGGTGAGGATGTATTGCGCTTCATCCGGCGGAACGCTGATGGGCTCGTACTTGCCTTCTTCCCATAGAACTGCGGTTTTGCCGGCGTTTTCCGTGCCGCCATAAATTCCAGACCAGTCAGCGCGAATTTTGTTGTTAACTTCTTCGCTTACGGGCCGCTTGCCTTTGAATGTGAGAACTCCTTGCGGACGGCCGCCATTCTTGAAGAAATTACGGCCGTAATTCTGCGCTTCGAGCGCGTGTTCAATCATGTACTTGCGGATAGGCGAGAGGCCCATCAGCCCATCCATGCTGAAATTCTTGACGTGCAAAATCTCTTCAGGCTGATAGTCCTGAGTTTTTCCGTTGAAATGCGAGTAGCGATAGACCAGAGTTTGATAATCTGGCGGCAAAAACATCACCCGCATGCGATCCGCTCGCAAGGGATTCAGCGAAACCACGCGACCGCCGAGTTTTACAATTTGCGCATAGCCATTTCCGTAAAGACAGAACCCTAAGATCAGGGCCTCGCGAAATTCCATTGAGGTCATGAACGCGTTCGGGCTCGAGTGCAAAATCGGATAAAGCGGGTCGTCTACGGCCTTGGTGCGCCTCCCGGCTGCATCTTCCTTGTAAAGATCGAGCGGCAAGGACCCAATCGTCTGACACAGCACCCGGGCGCAACCATAAACCGCAGCTAATTCGAGCGGTTGCTGAGGTCCCGAGCCTAATCCCGAGAAGCCACCAGGCCATGGGCCTGTCGTTCCCCACACTGGAAACCCAAGAGCTTTGGCGGCAATCTTCCGAAACGCCTTCTGGAAGAAGTTCAAAGTCACCAAACCTCGACCGGCGAGCTACTCTCCTGCATGTTGTCAAGCATCGCGCGGCTCAATGCGTCGACGGTTGCCGAAATTCCGTCAATACGCGAGCTGTCTTTTTGCCGTTCGGGTTTCACAAACATAAGTTGGTCGTTATGTTCTTTCGAAGAGAGGCAGGAAGCGTTCCACCGGAGTACCGGATGGCCGCCATGGCGCAATTTTCCCGATGCGATGAGCTCTAAAAGTTTTTTGCTTGGCTCCGAGAGCATCGCGTAGCCTTGCCGGATCTCGATGCACTCATAACCCTCTTCGATCAGCGGAACTGAAATTTGCCGGGCTTCATGCGGGTCAAAACAGATTTCTTTGAGGTCGAACATGCGCGCTCCCCACTCCAAACGCGCTTTTACGTCGCGATAATCGATCACATTTCCCGGGGAAAGCTCTAAAAAACCCTGATCAGCCCATGTCCGGTAGGGCATTCCATCGCGCAATTCGCGCTTTTTTATGCCTTCTTCGGGCATCCAGAAGAACGGAAGCACGTCGAAAAAGCCGTCTTCATGCGCAAAAACGAAGGCCACGGAGGTCATATCCGTGGTCATTGACAGGTCGACGCCCGCCCAACAGCGTTTTTCGATGAAATGTGTGAGCAACGGCGCCGCAAGCGGCCGCACAACATCTTCCGGAGCCATCGGGAGAAGCCCTGCCGCGGTAAATTCTCCCTTGCACTTATCCCACTGCTCCATGTTGATGCAACGGTTTTCTTTCTGATCCCAGAGGTTCAGAAAGTACCGTCGAAACGATCTCAGAGCTTCAGGATCGGCCAGCGATGCCTGGTACTTCTCGCGAATCTTGGCGATGTCAAGAAAGCCGCCATTTTCTTTCAAACTCGGATTCGCTTTGATCCAAGTTTTTTCTAACGTCCAATCGTCCTCGCGATCGGCGGCGTAGATGCGTCCGTAAAACGTCGGATCTTTAAACAATCCCTTCCGAATGCGCTCAGTTTTTTCGTGCAATCGCCACGCTAAAGGCGACTCGCTCTGTACGCCGGCCGTCGTGATAGCGATCGCAAGGGACTGTCGCCGGGTAATTCCGCCCAGCGAAAGCACGTCCCAATTTTCTAATTGCTTCCTGGTACGCCATCGGTGAACCTCATCCGCTACTGTGCAAGCCGGATTAACACCATCTGAGAGGTCACCATCCGCCGCCACTGCCGCATAAAAGCTGTTCGGATCCCCACGCTTGATGATTCGGCTCGTCGACGCCAGCACCTTGAAGTTTTTCTTCAAGATCGGACTGATCTCGACCATCGTGCGCGTCGCGCGATAGACGTTTTGCGCCTGCCGTTGGGCCGCCGCTGCCCCGTAAACTTGACAGCCAAGTTTTTTATCGAGCAGCAGGACCAGAAGCACCAGGCCCGCGGCGAATTCTGTTTTACCTGCTTTCTTCGGAACTTCGAGATACGCCATTTGAACTTGGCGGTTTCCCTCGTCATCCAAATTCCCAAAGATGTTAGTGAGCGCTTCTTCCTGCCACGGCGCGAGAAGAAAGGGCTTGCCGGACCATTCGTCCTGGGTGTGTTTTAGGACGCATTCGAAAAAGTTACACGCGATGTCGGCGTGATGCTGGGAGAATGGCACGTCATTGCACCGCCGCTCCTGTTCGTGCTGGCCGTGGCCGTGGACGCGAGAGCATCGCTGCCAGATCGCTGTCTTCGACTCCGTCCTTCTTCTCGATCGTCAGCCGCGTTCGGCTCACCGGCGACAATCCAAATTCTGAGCAGAACGACTTGACCAGCATCCATGACCGGTTGCTAATCTCAACTGCCGGGTTTTTCTTGTACCGAGTCCCAACGACTTCTCCTTCGCCGTCGACAATGGGTTCCTCGACGATGATTCCGGACGCCGAAAGCAGCATGTCGGCTTCAACCGCACGCGCATAATTCACGCACGCGCCCTCAAGCATCATCGCGTCGGGCCGCGCATCCAGATTCATTACTTCGAGTTCTTCTTTCCACAGCTTCCAGGCTTTCCGCGCGCGCCCTCTGAGCTGTGGCGGACATTTTGGAAGGCCGCTGCTGGCTTTTACCTGAGCAGCTAAGCGCTCCTGAAGTTTGCCCGTCCCATGCTTCCGGGGATCTCCCTCGGCGATCTGCCGCTGGACCGGTTTTGGCTTTCGTCCTCGCAATTCGCTTTTCGCCCTTCTGGAACCGGTGGAACAAAGGCCTCATGCAGGCCCATAAAGTGGTAAACCTTTGATTGTAAAGACCTTATTCCTGTTTTGATGGTCCGCAACCCATTGATACGCAAGGACTTGCATGTTACGCATTGCAATTTCGCGGATTTTCGAGGTCGGTGCCGGGGGCCTCGCAAGCAATGGTTTCATAGAGATACGAACCGCCCCACCCTAAAGGTACTGGTTTCAATGACATACCTATTTCCAGTCCGGCTAGTCGATGTGGGAAACAACTCGCTGTTATTGAGTCAAAGTGGAACAAAGTCAATCGTTCGCTTTTGCTTCGCTATCAGGTGCGAACGTTCCCAAATCCGCCTTCGTGCTTCACGCACTTGTATGCGTTGCACTCGTTACACAACGGTTGATGGTTGCTGTGATCCCAGAAGAGATCGTGATCACCTTTATGAGCTTTGATGTGATCGGTAACGGTTGCTGGCACTGCAATGCCGCGATGGCGGCCGAATGGGTCAGCACAGAATGGATGACGCGCTAAGAATGATCTGCTGTAAGCGCGCCATCCCTGAGTGTGTGTTGCTTTGTAAACGTTGGTTCGCTTTGGCTGATGATCTTCACAGAATCGTGAAATCGTCAACGTTCTGCATCCAGGCTTCATGCATGGACGTTTTGGACGAAGCAAGGTTTAGACGGTTGGCGCAGTTGTTGTTGACGGAGCAGCCGGTGTAGCAGGTGCTGGCGTCGCAGCAACGACTTCGGTATCAATTGCGGCGACAGCATCGGCGGCTGCCTGGATTGCAGCTTCGCTTCCCGATTGCTGCGAAGCGATGAAAGTGTTTACGTCGGTTTGCAGTTTGGCGACGTTTGCGTTGAGATTATCGATAGCTGCCATTTGTTTCTCCTGATTTGTGAGGATTAAGTGCTGGTTTTCAATTATTTCTCGCAAGAAATGGCGAATTGTTTCTTCGTGCGTCCAGTGCGGAGGAACTTCGATTGCCATATTTTTCTAAGGTCACGGTTTTAGAAGCCGCGATGTTTTGCGGCTCTAGCTCTGGCGATTCTCCGCGACCTCCAATCTGGAAGGAATTGGACACATCAAAACACTATTTCGCGAATCCCGCTGCAATGCTTCCGAGCTGCGAACCTACTTCGAGAATTCCCATTCCAATGCGCTTTGCCAAACTCGCTGGTTTCGTGAGCCTGCGTGCTTCTGCTTCCGCGATTGCTGAGATGTGATCCAAATGTTCGCTGGTTACTGCGAGGTCAGCAGTTGCAGAGTCTAAATTTTCGACTGTGTTGGAGATGTGCGGATCCGCAAGTTGCAAATTCAGCGAATCTGCTGCTTGGGTTAATGCCGTGAGGCTTTGTTCGCTGTTTTTGTCGAAATTCCAAACGCTTTTTTGCAATTCAGGAAGAAGCCCGTCATTGAGTTGACGATCTGCGCGGTCCAAGAATAATCTGAGCGCTTTAATGGTACCTGCGGCTTGACGGGTTGCTTGGGCATAGTATTTTCTGTTTTCCTCAGATGCGTCATCAATCCTTTGTGCTGCAATTGAAACTTTCTCCAAAATCTGATTGACGTTCTTTGCGGCTTCGGTTGAATCGTGTTCCATCTGTAAGACTGCTGCATCCGTATCCACGAGCAGTTTTCGACCTCGGAGGTTTAAGTCGATAACGCTCACAGATACAGCAATCAAACAGATGGTGACCGCAACCAGGACAACATTCTTCACTTAATTCCACCGGATTGATCTTCCAACTGAACTACGGTTTCAGCGCGCTCGATATCGCCACTTTGCGCGCACGGTCCGTGATCTTTCTGGAACAGATCGAGAAATTTGCTCATCTCAATTCCCCAGGGTTTGCCTTTTTCCGCAGCTCGTGCAGCTCGCGAGGAAATCGTTTCGTCAGGATCTCCATCAGTCACAACGTTCATGAACTGATCGAGTCCAACCAGCATGCGATGAAGATACTTTTCCTTCGCTGCCTGTTGCTCCTCAACTTGCGCTTGCGCCGAAGTTAATGGAGTGACGCCAGTTCCGCTGCTCATGCAGTTGCTGGAACTGCCGGCGAAGTTCCAACCGGAATCGCGTTCAGGAAATCAACAATTCGCGAAATGAAGTTCGCGACAGTGGTTCCATCGCTCGGTAACTTTGCAGCTGCGAATGATTGACTCACAACCGGACCTAAAACGGTGAGCGCGTCAGCCAGTTTCGCCGGTCCTGTGCCACTCTGTTTTCCAATGGCAGCAAATTTCTGCTCGACCTGAATGACTGTGCCGATTACGGTTGCGACGATCGGTCCAGCACCACCAGGCAGAAGTGGCGTGAGCGTTGTAGCCATCGCGGTCATGAATGGAGCAGCCTTTTCAATGCCGTGCTCAACGTCTTTGCCAACCGTTTCGAGAAACGTAATTACTTTGTTCATAATTCCTGTTTCTGCGTCGTCGCATTTTGTGACGACGGCGCTGGGTGATTTTGAATAAGAGAATTTCTCGGGATGTCGCCTGTAGTTTTGAGCGCCAAAAGCAACGCTCCCACGAATCCCGCAAAGGTCGAACGGATTAAGCTG